GTGACAACCCTATAGCTTCTAGAGCATCTGGAGGATCTTGGATGTCAAAGCACTCGAAGAGTAAAATGTAAAACAGTAGAGGTCTGTAATAAAACTCAAAAAAGCCACACACTAACTTAACACTAACACTAACAAAAATGGCAAAATTTATTAAATTTAACTGTACTGCAGCTGCAAACCAGCCAACAGTACTAATCGCGATTGATCAAATCGCAGCAGTAACAACTAACGTAGCTGGAACTGCAACAACTGTTCAACTAAACACTAGTGCAACTGCAAAATGGGTTATAACTCACTCTGTAGCATTAGCAGCAGGTGTAGCTAATAATTCTGTAGTAGAAGCAATTTACAAAGCTATGGGAGCTAATCCAGGAGGTATTGTATCTACTGTAGGATCACCTGTACTTGTATTGCAAGCTCCAGTGCCACAAACTGGTTCTGGTAGACAGCCAATTACTGTAAGACAGACAAACGTAGTGTATATACAAAACGCTTGGACTGCCTAATTAACTAAATATCCACAGGGCTTAAAAATCCTGTGGTATTTTTTAAAAAATCATAGCTATGGCTTTTAAAATGAAAGGATGCGGTATAACCGTAGATAATACTCCAATTTACCAAATGGACCTGGAAGAAGGCGTTATGGGGCAAGCTAACAAGAATGGCTCTATACTAATAAATAAAAACTTAAATTCAAAAGAACAAAAAGAGGTTATTAAACATGAGAGCGTTCATTTAGACCAAATGAAAAGAGGTGATCTTGATTATGACAACGACAATGTTTATTGGAAAGGGAAAAAAATACCAAGATCCAAGATGAGCGAAGGTGATAAAAATCTTCCTTGGGAAAAAGAAGCTTATAACGTTAATAATAAAAAATATAAATAATGGCATTTAAAATGATGGGTGGTAAATCACCAAAAGCAAAAACAGGAAATGGAGTACCAAGCAGTTTAATGGGAGGACCTAAAATGCACGGTGATTCACACACGGATCCAGTAGACGCAAAAAAAGCTAAAGACAAGGATAAAAAACCAAGACCCGTCAAGGCTAGTGTTAATTCAACTACTGAAAGCTTAGGTAGAGGAGCTAGAAGAACAACTATCAAAACTACTAGCGAATTTGGTAAAGCAAAAGGTAAAGACTTAGGACCAGGTTATAAACCTTCAAAAGCAGAAACAGCTAAAGCAAATAAACAGAAAAAGCTTAAAAAGGAGTCTAAGACTATTGTAAGAACAAGTAAAGGTGTTAAAGACGTAGCTTCTTTTGCTCCTTCAACTAAGTTGGAACGTAAAAAGCAACCAGCGAAAACATTTACCAAAAAAGAATTAGTAGATATTACTAAAAAAACAGGTGATTATAAAACTAGGAATGAATTAAAGAAAAAAATAAGAAAAGAATTTCCGACCAAACCAACATCCTCTAAGGTAGTAAAGAAAATGGATAGAAAAAACAAGACTAAAAAAGTTTTAACTAACATTTCAAATGTATTTAGAAGTAAAGGGGGATCTAAAGGCGGTTCTAAACCTGGTTGTTTAACCGATTAATATGAATAAAATATTTGCGTGGCTTACGGGGGGCGTTGTCAAGGAGATTGGTAACGCTATCGATAAGCTTACAACCACCGAGGAGGAAAAACTTGAGATAAAGAAACAAGTTCAAATAATACTTGAAGAAGCTGATAGAAACGCTCAACAACAAGTAACTGATCGTTGGAATGCAGATATGAATTCTGATAGTTGGTTATCTAAAAACATTAGACCTTTGGTTTTAGTGTTTTTAACATTTGTATTTAGCTTGTTAGCTTTTACAGATGGAAATATAGGAGAATTTAAAATAGCAAAAGAATACATACCAATATTTCAAACATTATTGGTTACCGTTTACGGAGCTTATTTTGTAGGTAGAACCTGGGAAAAAGCAAAATCAATAATTAAAAATAAATAAAAATTATGGGAATATACAGAATAACTAACGGAGCTGTAGGTAAAGCATTACCTCTTACAGCTGCAGGGGGTGCAGGTGTTGCAAATATAGCGGATGTGCCAGTAGGCTCTTCTGCTTGGTTGTTTGAAAATCAGTCAGGAACATTAGGTACTAAATTAAATGGGTCTTTAATATACGCTGGATCAGCAGGTAATATTAGAGTTATATTATCAGGTGTAGTAGGCATACAAAATAAAGTTATAGCATTAAATTTAGATCCTACTTTTACAGGCGCTAATCCTTACTACGCAGGTTTTGAGGCAGGCTCAGGGTATGTAGCGGGTGTGGCTTTAGCTACAACAGATGTAACTACTGTACCTAACTCACCAGCTACTGTACCAGTAGGTTTAACAGTAGACATTACAGTTCCAGTACCCACAACAAATGCATCAACTCCAGGAACAGGATATCCTACTGGTGGCTTTACAGTAACAGGAGGTACCGGAACAGGTTTAAATGGAGTTATAGACACTATAACAGGTGGTGGAGCAACTGGTCCAATTAACGTATTTACAATATCTGACGGAGGAGTTGGTTATACAGCTGGAGACGTATTAACAATAGTTGCAGGAGATGGTATTAACGGTTCTATGACTTTAGCTACTGCACCAAACGGAGCTGTGACGGCCATAGCTATAAATGCTGCTGGAGCAAATTATTCTGTTGGAGATGTAATAACTATAGTGCAAGCGGGAAATGGATCAGATGCTAAATTCTGCATAGGACAAGTTGATAGCGACTTACCTGCTCTTGCGGATTCAGTTACATTTACAGCCGTACCTATTGGAACGATACTGCCGGTAGCCGTTGATTATGTTGTAGCAACTGGAACTACAGCGACAGGATTGGTAGCATGTAAATAATATAAAAACAGGTAACTATATAAATATATAAATCAAATCTAATAAATTAAATTATGAGTAAAGTAACAAAGACTATTGAAGTAGAAGGAAAAGAAGTTAAAACTATCAAACCTGAGCAGCTAAAAGCTATCAAAGATCAACAAGTAAAATTGCAAAACGCATTTATTGATATTGGTTACATTGAAAGTAAAAAGCATGAAGCTTTACAGGTACAAGTAGAAGCAGCTGAAGTTTTAGAAGCTACTAAGAAAGAACTAGAAGAAGAGTATGGTCAAGTTAATATTGATCTTACAGATGGTAGTTACACTCCTATCGAAGAAGTTGATAAACCTGTTATGCAAAAAGCGTAATGAGTTCTATTGTAAGAAAGATCAGTATAGGTTCTGACTATAAAAACGATGCCATGCACTACGCTGTTGGGCAGAACGTTTATGGAGGACATACTATTACGGCTATACTACACGATCAAAAATCAAACTCTTACAGTATATACATTAAAAAAGAAGATGAGGTAATGCCATGGAAGAAATTTAATTCTAACATGGCAATATCTGTTGAATACGATTTAGAGTATTAATGAAGAGCTTGTACGACTTCATCATCAAACCTCTTGGTGATAGATATGAAAACGAGGTAAAGATTGGTGACAAGACTTTAGTTTTAAATACTAAAATAGAAAGTTTTAAATCTGTTAATAACTTAGCGGTTGTAGTAGAAACACCAAAAGCTTTTAAAACAAGTATAAAAAAAGGAGATATAGTATTAATACATCATAATGTTTTTAGAGTATTCTATGATATGAAGGGTGTGAAAAAGAATAGTAGATCATATTTTAAAGATGATTTATATTTCTGTGCTATTGATCAAATATATTTGTATAAAAATACAGAGGATTGGATCTCATTTGGTGACAGATGTTTTGTAATGCCTCTAAAGAACGAAGACATTCTAACGAACGATAAAGAGCAAAAGCTTATTGGTATACTAAAGTATGGTAATAAGTCCTTAAAAGCACTTAATATTAACCCAGGAGATGTAGTAGGCTTTACGCCTAATAGCGAATGGGATTTTATCGTTGATGAACAAAGAGTTTTCTGTATGAAATCTAATGATATTGTAATCAAATATGAACACCAAGGAAACCAAACAGAGTATAATCCTAGCTGGGCACATCGCGATAGCTGAATTAGTTAAAGTGGCAAAAGAACTTATTGTAGATTCAGACGATGATCTTACTGCTGATAAACTTAAAAACGCTGCAGCTACAAAAAAGCTAGCAATATTCGATGCTTTTGAAATACTTAAACGTATTGATGAAGAAGACAATATTCTTAACGAGAGACCTAATAAAGTGAAAGAAGAAAAAGCTTTTAAAGGATTCGCTGAAGGTAGATCTAAATAATGTACGAGCAAAGTTTATACAAAATTTTACCTGACTACGTAAAAACCAAAATATTAAACAAAAATAATAAGTTTAAGAAATGGAAATATGGTTATGACGAAGAGCATGACATGGTAGTTATAAGTAAGACTGGGGAAATTGGAGAAATATACGAGATACAAAATCTAGTAATAGCCTTGCCGAAAGCTACTAATGTAGCTAAAATGGATGGCGATAAGTGGAGTACAGCGGAATACCCTAAAGAATTAAAGAATATTAAAACTGTTTTTGATTGGAAGAATTACTCAGAACAGTTTAAAGAAAAATGGTATGACTATATTGAGGAAGAATTTCAAAGGCGTGAAAAAGGTTACTGGTTTTTTAACAAAGATAAGTCTACTTATATTACTGGTACTCAGTACATGTACTTGCAGTGGTCCAAGATTGATGTTGGGAAGCCAGATTTTAGAGAGTCGAACAGATTATTTTATATCTTCTGGGAGGCTTGTAAAGCAGATAGAAGATGTTATGGTATGTCGTATCTCAAGAATAGACGTAGCGGATTTTCATTCATGGCGTCTGGGGAGGCGGTTAACATGGCCACTATATCAAGCGATTCACGGTTTGGGATATTGTCCAAATCTGGAGCCGATGCGAAAAAAATGTTCACAGATAAGGTTGTACCCATTAGTGTTAACCTACCGTTTTTCTTCAAACCGATACAGGACGGAATGGACAGGCCGAAAACGGAACTTGCGTACAGGGTACCCGCGTCGAAACTTACCCGTAGAGGACTCGATTCAAAAGTTCAACCTGAAACGCTCACAGGTCTTGACACCACGATCGACTGGAAAAACACAGGCGATAATGCCTACGATGGGGAGAAACTTAAACTCCTCGTCCATGATGAGAGCGGGAAATGGGAAAGGCCGAACAACATCCTCAACAACTGGAGGGTCACGAAAACAACGTTAAGATTAGGTTCTAGAATTATAGGAAAGTGTATGATGGGCTCAACCTCAAACGCTTTAGATAAAGGTGGTGAAAATTTTAAAAAATTATACAATGGATCAGACGTTACAAAGAGAAACCGCAATGGGCAGACTAGCTCAGGATTATATTCTTTGTTCATTCCTATGGAATGGAACTACGAAGGCTACATTGATTCTTATGGATTTCCTGTATTCGATACACCCAAAAAAGAAGTTTTAGATGTATTCAATGACCCAATAACATTAGGTGTTATAGAGTTTTGGAAAAACGAAGTAGAAGGATTAAAAGATGATCAAGACGGGTTAAATGAATTTTATAGACAATTTCCAAGAACTGAAGAACACGCATTCAGAGACGAAGCAAAACAGTCTTTATTTAACCTAACAAAAATATACGAACAAATAGATTACAATGTAGATCTTAGAAATACATCTATAATTACTACAGGTAGTTTTCAATGGGAAAATGCAGTACCAGATTCAAAGGTTATATTTGTACCAAATAAAGATGGTAGATTTAAAATATCTTGGGTTCCACCTGTTAATCTTCAAAACCGTGTAATATTAAAAAATGGAAGCAAGCACCCGGGCAATGAACACATGGGAGCGTTCGGTTGTGATAGCTATGATATATCAGGTACGGTTGATGGTAGAGGTTCTAATGGAGCTTTAGCTGGTCTGACAAAATACAGTATGGAAGATGCTCCACCTAATCAATTCTTTTTAGAATATATAGCTAGACCTCAAACTGCTGAGATATTTTTTGAAGACGTATTGATGGCATGTGTATTTTATGGTATGCCTATACTTTGTGAAAATAATAAGCCTAGATTATTGTATCATTTTAAAAGAAGAGGCTATAGAGGATTTTCAATGAATAGACCGGATAAGGTTTGGAATAAATTGTCAGTAACGGAAAGAGACATAGGTGGAATACCTAACTCTAGTCAAGATATTATACAGGCACACGCGGCGGCTATAGAAACTTACATAAATACTTATGTTGGCAAAACAGAGCAAGGGCATGGAGACATGTACTTTCAAAGAACATTAGAAGATTGGGCTAGATTCAACATAAACAAAAGAACAAATCATGATGCATCTATAAGTTCTGGACTAGCTTTAATGGCTTGTAATAGAAATAGATATGTACCATCTGCTGTAAAAGAATATAAAAGTATAGACTTAGGTATAAAGAGATATGACAATAAAGGAGCCGTATCAAAAATAATAAAATAAATGAATATACAAACAAATACTAATAGTGCATTCCCCAGTCAAGTTGTTAGCGATGCAGAAAAAGCTAGTTTAGAATATGGCGTGCAAGTTTCTAGAGCTATAGAGCAAGAATGGTTTGGCCAAGGAAGAACTAGTGGTAATAGATATTTAGCTAATTGGAATAATTTTCACAACCTAAGACTTTATGCAAGAGGAGAGCAATCAACTCAAAAATATAAAGATGAATTATCTATAAACGGAGATTTGTCTTATCTTAATTTAGACTGGAAACCAGTACCTGTTATATCTAAATTTGTGGATATAGTTGTAAACGATATGGCGGACAAGTCTTACGATATTCAAGCAACAGCAGAGGATCCTTTCTCTAAAAAAGAAAAAAGTGACTACGCTAATGCCATATTAAGAGATATTAATTCTAAAGAGATCTTAACTAAATTTAAAAACAATTTAGGCATTGACCTGTTTAACGTTTCTGATCCAAATGAATTACCTGCGAGTAAAGAAGAATTAGATCTTTACATGCAAATGAATTTTAAACAAACAGTAGAAATAGCTGAGGAAGAAGTTATAAACAATGTTTTATCTTTTAATAAATACGATCAAACAAAAAAGAGATTAGCTCAAGATTTAACGGTATTGGGTATATGCGCTAGTAAAACTAGATTTGATCAAGCTGAAGGAATTATTATAGACTACGTTAACCCTGCAAATTTAGTTTACTCGTATACTGACGACCCTAATTTTGAAGATATATATTATGTCGGTGAATGTAAAGCTATAACAATACCAGAGCTTAAGAAACAGTTTCCAGATATTTCTGAAGAAGAATTAGAAAGAATACAAACAATGCCTGGTAATAGACAATACGTGCAAGGCTGGGGTGATTATGATTCAAACACTGTTCAAGTTTTATATTTTGAATATAAGACATATATGAATCAAGTTTTTAAAATAAAATATGGTGAAAATGGACTTGAAAAAGTTATAGAAAAAACTGACTCATTTGATCCACCACCAAGCGATAACTTTGAAAGAGTATATAGAACTATAGAAGTTCTTTATACCGGAGCTAAGGTAATTGGAACTAACACAATGTTAGAATGGAAGATGGCTGAGAATATGACTCGACCAATGGCTGACACAACTAAAGTGGAGATGAATTATTGCATATCAGCTCCTAGAATGTATAAAGGTAAAATAGAATCTGTTGTTAGCAGAATAACTGGTTTTGCTGATATGATACAGCTAACACACCTTAAACTTCAACAGGTAATGTCTAGAATAGTTCCAGATGGTGTGTTCTTAGATATGGATGGATTAGCAGAGGTTGATCTTGGTAATGGAACTAACTACAACCCAGCGGAAGCATTAAATATGTATTTCCAAACTGGATCTATAGTTGGTAGGTCATTAACACAAGATGGTGGTATGAATGCAGGTAAAATACCTATTCAAGAGTTATCATCTTCTTCTGGCCAAGCTAAAATTCAGAGTCTTATAGGTACTTATCAATACTACTTACAAATGATTAGGGATGTTACTGGATTAAACGAAGCTAGAGACGGTAGTAAGCCTGACAAAGACGCTTTAGTTGGAATTCAAAAAATGGCCGCTAACTCATCTAATACAGCTACGAAGCATTTATTAAATTCTTTAATATATATAACTTTAAGAACTTGCGAAAATATAAGTTTAAAAACCGCAGACATAGTAGCTCATCCTCTTCATAGGCAAGCTTTAGCTAACTCTATAAGCACATTTAACACAAACACTTTAGAGGAACTAGCTTCTTTACAATTGCATGATTTTGGTATATATTTACAATTAGAACCAGAAGAAGAAGAAAAAGCTTTATTAGATCAAAATGTTCAAGTAGCTTTGCAGACAGGAGCGATTGCTTTATCTGACGCTATTGATATTAGAGAAATTAAAAATATTAAATTAGCTAATCAATATATAAAGCTAAGACAAACACAAAAATTACAAAGAGAGCAGGAACAAGCTCAAGCAAATATACAAGCTCAGGCTCAAGCAAATGCTAAACAAGCAGAACAAGCTGCCATGAATGAAGTTCAAAAACAGCAAGCTTTAACAGAAACAAATCTACAGCTAGAACAAGGTAAGTCTCAGTTCAGAATACAACAAATGCAAATGGAGGCTGAGATTAAAAAAGAGTTAATGGCGGAAGAGTTTGGTTATCAAATGAAATTAGCTCAGATAAAAGCTAATTCAGAAGGGACTAAGGAAAAAGAAATAGAAGACAGAAAAGACGAAAGAACAAAAATACAAGCAACTCAACAATCAGAGTTAATATCGCAAAGACAGAATGATTCATTACCAACAAATTTTGAGTCAGCTGGTAACGATAATTTAGGCGGCTTTGGTTTAGAACAATTTGGACCAAGCTAGAATTTTTTAATTATTTAATTTTATTATATTATGTCAGAAGTAACAAAACAAGAAGGTGAGTTTTCTTTAAAAGGGAAAAACAAAAAACCAAAACAATTAAGCAACGATGCTCCGGCTGTAACAAAGGTTACTGTTAAAGAACCTGAGCCAGTGTCTAAAGAAGATATTACTAAAGTAGTAATACCTAGCGAAGAATTAAAACCTAAAGAAGATGCCGTTCAAGAGCAAGAAACAGAGAGCCCTTTGTTACGCACAGAACAACCCGAAGTGGGATTGCAAGAAGTGGGACAAGGAGACCAAGACGCCGTTAAAGATGTTACTGCCGAGTTTACGCCCCTGCAAGAAATAACTGAAGACGAAGTAAAGCAAGTAACAAAACAAGCTCAAGAAGCTGTAAGAGATGAAAAAGTTTTAGGTAAAAAATTACCTGAGAATGTTGAAAAACTAATATCTTTCATGGAAGACACAGGTGGAAACGTTGAAGATTATGTTAGATTAAATGCTGACTACTCTACAGTTAACGAATCTGACTTGGTAAAAGAATATTATAAAAAAACAAAACCTTATCTAGATGCTGAAGACATGGATATAATCTTAGAGGATTATGCTTATGATGAAGATATCGATGATGATAAAGATATACGCAAGAAAAAAATTGCGTTTAAAGAAGAAGTTGCAAAAGCCAGAAACTTTTTAGAGGAAACAAAGAGTAAATACTACGACGAAATCAAATCAAGACCAGGCGTAACTCAAGACCAACAAAGAGCAACTGAATTTTTCAACCGATATAACGAAGATCAAAGTAAAGCGGAAGAGCAGCATGATCTATTTAAGTCTAAAACTAAACAAGTTTTTAATGATGATTTCAAAGGTTTTGATTTTAATCTAGGAGACAAGAAGTTTAGATATGGACTACAAAATAAAGAAGCTGTAGCCGAAAGCCAATCTAATATTAACAATTTTGTTGGGAAGTTCCTAGACAAACAAGGTAATATTGAAGATGCTAAAGGTTATCACAAAGCTATATACGCTGCTACTAATGCTGACAAATTAGCAAATCATTTTTATCAACAAGGAAAGGCTGACGCTGTACGAGATGTCATGAATAAGTCTAAGAACGTTACTGACTCGCCAAGGCAGACCAGTAGTTCTCCTGGTTTTATAGGTGGTTTTAAAGTAAAGTCAGTTAACGGTGGTTCTGATTCTTCAAAACTAAGTATTAAAAAAAATAAATTTAACTAAAAAACAATTATTATGAGTTTAACTCCACAATTCGGTTCAATTCAACCGAGTCAATTACAACAACCTTTACAGAGTAACTACCTCCAATTTAACGGAGCTGGTGCTGCAGCAAATAACTTTGCTCAACAGTATTTACCTGAAATTTATGAACAAGAAGTAGAGCGTTATGGAAACAGAACGTTATCTGGATTCTTAAAAATGGTTGGTGCTGAAATGCCAATGACTTCTGATCAAGTAATTTGGTCTGAACAAAATAGATTACACATATCTTATAATGGAGTATCTGTTGCAGCAAACGTTGCAGTTGGTGCATCATTCACAAACGTTATCGCGGTAGGGGCTGCTGATACAAATGTTATATCTGTAAACGATACAGTAGTGCTTTTAAATCCTGCGAATGGAGCTGAAGCTAAAGCTATTGTAACTGCTTCTGTACCTGGTGCTGGTGGTAACTTTACAGTACAGTCTTACGACAACACTGGTCTTGTTGGTAATTTAGTTGCTGGTGCAGTAGCTCTTGCAACAGGTATCAAGGTATTTGTTTACGGTTCTGATTACGCAAAAGGATCTAACATTGCTACAGGAGCAAGAGTATCTGTTACTCCATCTTTCACGCAATATTCTAACTCTCCTATTATATTAAGAAATCAGTATACAATTTCTGGTTCTGATATGTCACAAATTGGATGGGTTGAAGTTGCTACTGAAGACGGGACATCTGGATTCTTATGGTATTTAAAAGCTGAATCTGAAACAAGATTACGTTTTGAAGACTATTTAGAAATGAGTATGGTTGAATCTGAGTATAATCAAATTGCTGCAACTGCTGCAACAAACCCAGGATCACAAGGTATGTTTGCTGCTATTCAAGCAAGAGGTAATGTAGAAGTAGGATTTACTGCTGCTGCTGGATTAGATGAGTTCGATGCTATCTTAAAGAATTTAGATACACAAGGAGCAATTGAAGAGAACATGTTATTTTTACAAAGACAAACATCTTTGGATTTTGACGATATGTTAGCTTCTATTTCTGGTGGATTCGCTGGAGGTACTGCTTTTGGTTTATTTGAAAATTCAGAAGAAATGGCTTTAAATTTAGGTTTCTCAGGATTCAGAAGAGGTTCTTATGACTTCTACAAAACTGACTGGAAATACTTAAACGATGCATCTACTCGTGGAGCTTCAACTGGAATTAGCTCTGTAGAAGGAGTATTAGTACCTGCTGGAACATCTACAGTATATGATCAAATTTTAGGAACTAACATTAGAAGACCTTTCTTACACGTAAGATATAGAGCGTCTGCATCTGATGATAGACGTATGAAATCTTGGTTAACTGGTTCTGCTGGTGGAGCTCAAACTTCAACATTAGATGCTATGGAAGTAAACTTCCTATCTGAAAGATGTTTGATTACACAAGCGGCTAACAACTTTGTATTATTCAAAGGAATCTAAAGATTCAAAATTAATGTAATTTTTACCCTCGTTGAAACTACGGGGGTAACTATTACCCTTATGTGACATTAGCCAGTATATACTATAGTAAGAGGCTATTGTCATTAAATTAACATTTATATTATATCATATTATGGCTACTAAAAAAGCACCAGCAAAAAAAGTAGAGGTTGCACCTCAACAAGTAAAAGCAGTATATGTAGAACCTGCAAAATCAAGTGAACCAACTTGGGAAATTAAAGATAGAATTTATTATTTAAGAGGCAATAAGAGTCCTCTTACTCTAACAATACCATGTCGTCATACTAGAAAGCATTCATTGCTTTATTTTGATATGAAGAGCGGTAAGCAAAGAGAAATAAGATACGCTACTAATCAATCATCTCCGTTAGTAGACGAACAAAAAGGAGAATGTACATTAGGTCATATTCAGTTCGCTGATGGTGATTTAAAAGTACCAAAAGAACAACAAAACTTACAAAAATTATTATCAATATTTCATCCTTTAAAAGGTAAGATATACGACGAGTTCAGTGCAGTTGAAGAA